ATGACCGCCGCGAGGATCAGCGCCAAGCGCGCGCATCTCGCTCACCTGCTCCTCAAGGCTTGGACGCCGCTGCAGGAGCTGAGCTTCATCACAGCGCATCGATGCGACGTGCTGCGAGCGCTCGCCGACGACGCCAAGCGCGGCGGCCGGACGATCAGCGCACAAGAGGTCGCCGCGATGGGCGAGGTCATCAAGGCGCGCGCGAGCGATGCGCTGCGGGCGCTGCTCGCCGCCTACGAACAGGCCGTCGAGGTTGAGTTGGTCGAGGACAAGGAGGCCGCCTGACGTGAAAAACGCCCCGATCGGTCGGGGCGCTTCTCAAACTCGCTTCTGTGTTCCTGACCGGATTTGAAGCTGAGTCTTTGTAGCGATGGTCAGCCCACGATGCAAGTCAAACCACAAAGTCCGGTCCACGGTTCGCCGCGTTCCCGTGCCAAACGCGGATTGTCGCCGGGCGCACTTACCGCTGCGAGGCGGGTTCCGAGCCCCGGACTGGATTGGAGTGTCCTGACGGATAACCGAGACAGCTTTATCCTCCCAGTGCTCGCCGCGTATCGGCGCGTCGGAACCGCGATAAGGACCAGGGAGCGGTGTGGCGAGCCGAAGAAAATCGCATCTCGGCTATACGGCGACTTGAAAACTTCCGCTGATGATCTCCCGGCTAAGCCGCAAGGCCGGGAGGGAGGTGCTAGCGGAAGGCGGACTATTGCCTCACGAAATAGCTCGGCGGCGGGTCGACATTGCCCGTCTTCCCCCGTCTCGCCGACGGGCCGCCGAGCCTTCGGCGAGCGGGCGACTGCGTTGATCCGGCGCGGTCGCCCGCAATTTCTCGCCCCATTGGTCCCAATGCCGCCGCCTCTGGGGAGGGTGGGGACCGTCAGACGGGGGTTGTTCTTTCGCGCTGCGCGCGTCGCCGGGGGTCGCCGATGACCCGGCGGCGCTCCTCCTCAAAGCCTCTTTCGGATGTGGCGAAGGCGATCCGGTTCCTCGAGACGCTCGAGGTCCCCGAGGGTCCGCGCGCCGGCCGGCGGCTCGATCTGGCGCCCTTCCAGCGCTGTTTCGTCGAGGGCGCGCTTGATCCGGCGAACTCGCTGGCCGTTCTCAGCGTCGGGCGCGGGAACGCCAAGAGCGCCCTGTCGGCGGGCCTCGCCTTGGGCGCGCTTCTGGGAGTTTGGGACTCACAGCCGCGCCGGGACGTGATTATCGCCGCGCGCACGCGCGATCAGGCGCGCGTCGCCTGGAATTTCGCGGCGGCGTTCACGCGAAGCCTTCCTGATGATGTTCAGAAGCAACTGACGTTCCGCCGCTCGCCGCGCCTCGAAATTGAATTCGGCGGCGACGGCGGCGAGCACGTGATTCGTGCGATCGCGGCTGACGGAAAGTCGGCGCTCGGATCGGGGCCGACGCTCGCGATTCTTGACGAACGCGGTCACTGGCCAGCCGACAAGGGCGACGAACTCGAAACCGCTCTCCTGACCGGCTTGGGCAAGCGCGGCGGGCGCGCCTTACTTATCTCGACATCGGCGCAAGACGATGCGCACCCGTTCTCGCGCTGGATCGATCAACCGCCCGCCGGCGCCTACGTGCAGGAGCATAGGCCGGCGTTGGGGCTTCCGGCCGACGATCCAGAGTCGCTGGCGCTAGCCAATCCGGGCGCGGAGCATGGCGTCGGCGCATCGCTCGAATGGCTTTCGGCGTCGGCGCGCCGGGCGATAGCGCGCGGCGGATCGGCGCTCGCCGGCTTTCGCTTGTATCATCGCAATGAGCGCGTATCGGGCGAGACGCGCGATCTTCTCGTAACGCTCGACCAGTGGCTTGCAGTCGAGACTACGACGCTTCCGCCGCGCTCTGGTCCTGTCATCGTCGGGCTCGATCTCGGCGGCTCGGCGTCCATGTCGGCGGCAACGTTCTATTGGCCGGAAACCGATCGATTTGAAGTCCACGGAACATTTCCCGGCGTCCCCTCCCTTCTTGATCGAGGACAAGCCGATGGCGTCGGCGACCGTTACCTGCAGATGCAAGAGCGCGGCGAACTGACGACGCTTGGCTTAAAGACGGTCCCCATCCTCGAATGGATCAACGCAACGATGCGCTTGCTTGAAGGTCAGCCGGTGGCTGCGATCGTCGCCGATCGATTCAAACAAGCTGAAATCGGCGAGGCTCTAGTGAAGGCTGGCGTTACAGCGCCGGTCACTTGGCGCGGCATGGGCTTCCGCGATGGCGGCGAAGATTGCGAAAGATTCCGTCGAGCAGTTTTCGACGGCAAGGTGAAAAGCGCAGAATCGCTCCTTATGCGGAGCGCGCTCGCGGATTGCGTGTGCCTTCGCGACCCGGCGAACAACGTGAAATTGGCGAAAGCGCGATCAACAGGAAGAATCGATCCCGCAGCGGCTGCAGTGCTGGCCGTCGCTGAAGGTGCTCGACGCACGGCTCGTCCCGAACAAAAACCATTGAGGATGATTTGGGCATGAAGAAACGATTCTCAGGGCCAACGTATTTCGTCATGAATGGCCGACCCAGTATGATCGCGTACTTTGCCCTTCGTGAGAAGCGCGAGGCCTATCAAGATGAGTCCCACGACGCAAATGAATGCAGCGATGGGCAATTCGCGCCCCTCAATTCCGTCGGGAGTGATCGACACGAACGGAATTGTTTCCGCGCTACCCGTAACAAGGAGTTCAACGCCGTAGAACACGAGGTAAGCGCCAACAGCAAACGTAGCTATCCTCAAAAGCGCGCCGACGATGATGACGATGTACTTCAGCATTCCCCGTTCTCCCCGAAATTCCATCGACACTCCAAGCATATAACCAGGACGGCGCGCTGGAAAGCCCTTCGCCTGCAAGCGCTGCGCCGCGACGGCTTCCAATGCGTCCAATGCGGCGCGCGCGGCCGGCTGGAAGTCGATCACATAGCGCCGGTGCGCAATGCGCCCGACCAAGCCTTCAATCTCGACAATCTTCAAGCTCTTTGCGCGCCATGCCATTCGCGCAAGACGCGGATCGAGTGCGGTTTCCCGCCTCCGAATCCCGAACGACAGAAATGGCTGAACGCCGTCAAGGCGCTTTGTACACTGACTAATGAAAGGTAAATTGTATGCTTGAGTCGATCAAGATCAGCCGGCGGCAATCGGAAATCCGCCAGCAACTCGCCGTCCTCGCCGCGAAAGAAGAGCCGACCGAAGAAGAAGTTCGCGCGCTCGACGGCATGGACAAGGAATATCGAACGAACGAAACACGCTATCGAGCGTCGCTTATCGTCGAAGACACAGAACGCCGCACGGCCGGCGCAGAGCTTGAAACGCGCGGCGAGCGCGAATGGGCCGGCCTGTTGCGGTCGTTCGAGGTTCGCCAAGTCGCGAACTTTTATGACGAGGGCCGCGCGCTGTCGGGCGCGACGGCGGAAATCGTCTCCGAGCTGCGGAGCAAGGGGAGCTATCGCGGGATCCCGCTTCCCCTCGCCGCGCTCGAATTGCGCGCCGGCGAGACGGTGGCGTCGGCAACGCCTGACCCGAAATTCACCGCGCCGATCATCGATCGCCTGTTCGCTGAAGGCGCGGCCGGCCGCATGGGCGCGCGCATGATCGCGATCGATTCAGGGCTCGCCGAGTATCCCGTCACAACGTCGGCTGTTTCGGCAGGCTGGCAAGCGACCGAAGTCGGCGCGGTCGCCGGGCCGACGGTTTACGCGACGACCGATCGCGCGCTTTCGCCGGATCAAACGCTCGGCATTCAAATGAAAATCACCCGGAAGGCTTTGAAGCAGTCCGGCGACGGCCTCGAACAAGCCGTCCGGCGTGACATGCTCGGCGCGATCAACGTCGCGATGGATCACGCGATCTTTCTCGGCAGCGGTGCGAGCGGCGAGCCGCTCGGCGTCATCGCCGGGGCGGCGACTTACGGGATCACCGCGACCACGATCAACGCGGCGGCGTCCTGGGCCGCGTTCCGCGCCGCGGTTGCGCGCTTCCTCATCGCCAATGCGGCGACCGGACCCGGCGACGTGCGCTTGCTGATCCGCCCGGAAATCTGGGCTGCGCTCGATGGCTTGCTGATCACCGGCACGGCCGTCAGCGAATGGGATCGTCTCACGAATCAAATCCCCGCGGCGAATGTCGTTTTGTCATCGAACGCGCTTGCGGCGCCGGCGGGTTCGCCCGCGGAATCTTCGGCCTTGCTCACCACAAGCGCCGGCGGCGTGTCTCCGATATTCGTCGGGCTATGGGGCGCGGTTGACGTGATTCGCGATCCCTACAGCGACGCGGCCAGCGGCATGTTGCGCTTGACGGGCCTTCTCACCGCCGACGTGACCGTCTCGCGTCCGGCGCAACTTGAAGTCCTCAACGAGCTGCAGTGATGCGAGGCGCGATTCTCTTCGGCGGCGCCGGCGGCGTTCTGGAAATCCGCGCGGCGTCAAACGGCGCTGCGCGGATCGCCGGACGCTTCCCCTATGGCGTCCGCGCAGTCCTTTCAGACGGTGCGGGCCGCGGGCGCCGCCGCGAGGAGCGCTTCGTCCCGCGCGCCTTCGAGCGGCGCATCCTCGATCCGCAGGCGGATATCTATTTGCTGGCGGGTCACGCCTTCGACCGGCCGCTTGCCTCGCGCGCGGCGGGCTCGCTTGTCGTCGTCGACAATGACGACGCGCTCACCTTCGAAGCCGAACTCGCGCGCGAGGTTGTCGAGACAACGCACGGCCGAGACGCGCTCGGCCTGTTGCGGGCCGGGCTCGCAAGCGGCCTTTCGCCGGGCTTTGTGGTCCCGCCAGACGGCGAGCGCGTTACCGATGAGGGCGAGGCGATTTTGCGCACGATCAACCGCGCCGACTTGTTCGAAATTTCGATCGTGACGGTCCCAGCATACGCGACCGCGCAAGCCGAAACCCGCAACTGGACGCCCGACGCGACACGCGCGGGGATTGATCCTCGATTCCGCTGGAGAGCGTGATTTATGGCGACGACACTTGAAATCATCGAAAGCGCTCCGCCGACGTTCCCCGATATTCCGGGCCTGGTCGAAAGCATCGACGCGGCAACAGTTTGGGCGCGGCTGGAAGGCTGGATCAACGCCCGATGGGCCGAGCGCGATTGTTCATTCATCGTCGAAGGTGCGGGCCATTGGCGCGCGCCGCTCTATCCGTTCACCGTCGCGACCATTGAAACCTGGGAAGCTGGAGAATGGGTGACGGCTGTCATACCGCCGTCGCCGCTCGGCGGATATTGCCTTGAAGGCGTTGGGCCGTTCCGTTTCGCGGGGATACTCGGCGCCGCCGACGCGCCGCCCGCGATCGTCCTGGAAGCCGCGCGCCGGCTCGGCTCTTATCTGGTCGCTGTCGCATCGCGCAATTTCGAAAACGCGCTCGTCATGCGACAAACCTCCGACGAACTCGATTCGTTCGAGTACGGAGCGCCGTATAACGCGGCGCGCGCGCTGCAATATAGCGGCGCGGCCGATCTCTTGCGCCGCTTCCGGCGGCCGCCGGGTGCGGAGCTGGCGTCATGATGAGTCTATGGCCGTTCAAGCGCAGAGCGCCGCGCCATGAGCGCCGGGCGGCGGCGTCGGGCTTCACCGCCGAAATCATCGCCGCGCGCGCGGGCTACATCGCGGGGCGCTCCGGACTCGCCGAAGCGACCGCGATGGTGCAAGCCTGCGTCTCGCTCTGGGAGCACGCGTTGAGCATCGCGCAAGTCGAAGGAACGCCACTCCTGACGCGCCGCGCGCTCGCTATGATCGGCCGGGCGCTGGCGCTGCGGGGCGAGGTTGTCGCGCTCATCGGCGAGGATCGACTCGCCTTCGCGCACGCTTGGGACGTGAGCACGCGGGACGGCTTTCCCGTCGCCTACCGCCTTTCGCTCGCCGACTCTGGCGGCGGACGCGCCGTCACAGCGCTGGCGGGCGAGGTCATTCACGTCGCCATCGGTTGCGATCCGGCGACGCCATGGGCGGGAACGTCGCCGCTGCGCCGGGCGAGCCTCACGGCCGGGCTCTTACACGCGCTCGAATCCGCGCTCGCCGAAACGTTTGAAACTGCGCCAATCGGCTCGCTTATCGTTCCGTTTCCAGAATCTCCGCAAACGGACAATGAGGCGCTATCGCGCGGCTTTCGAGGGCGGCGCGGTTCGGTTCTCTTGCGCGAGTCCGTCAACGTAGCGGCGGCCGGCGGGCCGGCGCCGCAAACCGATTGGCGCCCAAACAGTTTGAGCCCTGACCTTTCGAAGACGGAAGCCGCTCAGCATCTCGCCGCGGCGCGCGACGCGATTTGCAGCGTCTACGGGGTGTTGCCCGCGCTGCTCAATTCTTCGACGACGGGGCCGGTGGTCCGCGAGGCGCAGCGTCATCTCGCGGCATGGACCCTGCAGCCGATCTGCGAATTGATCGCCGAGGAGGCGACTGCGAAGCTCGGCGCGAAGGTCGAAATCGACGTGATCTCGCCATCGCAAAGTTTCGACCAAGGCGGACGCGCCCGCGCCTTCGCGACCCTGATCAAGGGCCTCGCCGACGCTCAGGCGGCCGGTCTGTCGCCGGCGCAGATCAAGGCCGCGCTCGCCTTCATCGATGAGGCTGCGCCGACGGGGTAAATTTGCGTTCTGAGCCGCGGCGGCTTTAAGCGCGCTTACGCCGCGGCGGCGCTTATGCGGATGCCAAGCGCTTTCATGACCTTCATCACTGTCGCAAACTCTGGATTGCCGCCTTCGGAAAGAGCCTTGTAAAGGCTCGCCCGCGTAAGGCCGGCATCTGTGGCGATCTCGGTCATGCCTTTGGCGCGCGCGGCGACACCGATCGCGTGCGCAATGAGCGCCGGTTCGCCTTCTTCAAAGGCGGCGTCAATATAAGCGGCGAGGTCTTCCGGCGTTTCAAGGTGCTCGGCGGAATCCCATTTGGTCGTTTTCGTGGTCATGCGTTTCACCTTTCTACAATTCCGCAGCGAGTTTCTTCGCCGTCTTGATGTCCGCGTCCTGACTGCCCTTGTCGCCGCCCGCCAAGAGGACAATCAGTTCTTTCCCCCGGGCAGTAAAATAGACGCGGTAACCCGGGCCGTAATCGATCCGCATTTCCGACACGCCTTCGCCGACCGGCTTCACGTCGCCCGGATTGCCGAGGGCGAGACGATCGACGCGAACCATGACCCGCGCGCGAGCTTGCCGATCTTTCAGGCGGTCCAGCCATTCGACGAAGATGTCTGTCTTCCGAACCTCCATGCCGGTATGTATCCCATGGGAGACGATCTTGCAAGCGTCATTGGGAGGCAAATAAACGATTTAGCGTGACAAGGTATCCGAGTTTCCGTAGAATAGGCTCTGAAATTTACAAGGGCGACACGATTTGGCTTCGATGCTCGATATCAAATCCGCTTCCTTCCGAGAGAAATTTCGGGTCGAAGCATATGCGCCTCGCGACGCTGAGCGCTTGGTCGGAACCAGTCCTGATACGCAGCGCCAACGGCGAAACGCCGAACCGCCTTATTATGGGGCGTTTGGCGAGGCAACGGAAACCGGCCGATGGACTTATAGTGCGGTCGATCTTGTCGGCCTTTGGCTCACCGAGAGATTTTTAACTGAGGGCCGCAGTCTACGGCAGGCATCGGCGATGGCCTATGATTCGGCAAACGTCGTAACTGCCGCCATCGCGGACCCGACCGCCGCGGCGAGCGTGTTGGCGTTCGGTCTCGTGCCCTTAAAGAGGCGGGATCCAGCCGATGCCCTCAGATATAACGTATTTCAGATTACTTCCACAGAAAACCTCGCAGATTTACTGCGTCACTACCGACCCGGTGGAACTATAGACGAAACTGAAACTATCGTCCTTTGGCCGATACGGCTTATCGAATCGGCGCCGCCGCGCCTTATCTCAGAAATCCGAACCGTAGCTGCCGAGGCGGACAAATGAGCGCCGCCGCAAAACCGGAGTCGCGCGTTCTGTCGCCGCCTACAGCCGATCGGTTTCTCGGGCTCGGTCTCTCGCGCGAGACGGCCGCCCGCTACGTTGGCGTGTCGCCGGGAACGTTTGACGCCATGGTGCGCGATGGCAGGATGCCAAAGCCGCGCTGCATCAACGCTCGCCGGGTTTGGGACAGGCGCGAGGTCGAAGCAGCTTTTGAAGCCATCCCGAAGGATGACGACGACGACGAACCGAATCCGTGGGACGGCGCATGAACCTCAAAGAGTATCCGGGCGTCTCGCGCTTCTACGACAATCGCGGCGCTATCCGCTATCGCTACCGGCGCAGGGCCGTCGCGGTGTATATTCACGGCGTTCCGGGTTCGGAGCAATTTGAGGAGGAGTATCAGGCCGCGCGGGACGGCAAGCGGGCGAGGGCGGGCGGAGTAGGACTCAAGGCGAAGGCCGGGAGCGTCAATGCGCTTGTCGTGGCCTTCTATGCCTCGCCGGAATGGCGCAATCTCAAAGCGTCTTCGCAGGCTTCCCGTCGGCGCATTCTTGAAAAGCTCCGCGAGAAGCACGGCGATTTGCCGGTTGCGAAAATGCACGCCGACTACGTGAAGCGGCAGATGATCGCGATGGCAGAAACGCCGATGCAGGCGAACCGCTGGTTGCAGCTGCTGCGCCAGCTTCTCGACTACGCGATGGAAGACGGGACGATTGCGACGAATCCCGCGCGTGAGCCGGGCGTCAAGAAGTTCAAGGGCGGCGGCGAGCATACCCCGTGGCCGGAAGACGAGATTGAGAATTTTGAGGCGCGCTGGCCGACGGGCACGAAAGAGCGGCTGGCCTTCGATTTATTCCTCTGCACCGGCCAGCGCATCGGCGATGTCGCCAAAATGATGCGCACGCACATTCGCGATGGCGAAATTCGCGTCGTTCAGGAAAAGACCGGCGCCGAACTCTGGATTCCGATTCATCCGCAGTTGGGGGCGTCGCTCGCGGCTGTTCCATCGAAGGGCCTCGCGCTCTTACAACGCCAGTCCGGTCAACCCTACACGAAGGGCGGATTGGACAACTGGTTTAGGCGCAAGCGTGAGGCGGCCGGGATAGCGCCGGGCCTCTCGCCTCACGGCTTGCGCAAAGCGGCCGGCCGGCGACTCGCCGAAGCCGACGCGACTGCGCACATGATCAAGGCAATTCTCGGCCACAAGTCGTTGCGCGAAGTGGAGCGATACACCCGCGACGCCGATCAACGCCGCAATGCGCGAGCCGCCATGGCGAAGCTTACCGGAACGCAAACCGAACCGAATTTGTCTAGCGCGGCCGATAGTGTGTCTAGCGCGGAGGTTAAGCGCTTCAAATGA